AAGATGTAATTTAGACCATTATGTACACAATATGGTATTTGCAGATTGTGATAGTTTAATTAATTATTTAGTAAATAATGATTTAGAAAAAGTAGATCATTATAATGAAATGATGAAATGTATTAACACATTAATGTTCGTTATAAATCATATGTATAATGAACTTAAAAATAAAATTTTTTACAGTAATTCAAAGAATTCAAATGAATATCATACAAATAATAATTCAAATGAAAAAAAAATAGGAAATAGATATGAATCATTAAATGACACTTCTACTTATAAAAAAGATAATTCAAAAAATAATAGTAATTCAAATCATGTAAAAAAGAATAATAAAAAATCATGGTAAATTATCAAAATGTATACTATATAAAAAAATTATTTAATAAATAATTTTTTTATGATTCATCATCAGTTTCAATTGTAGTTTCATAATTTTTATAATTATCTTTTAATTCAGTTAATGAAATACTTGATATTCCATTATCTTCATCAAATAATCCTTTTAATGCAATATTTTTAGGAATGTAAACCGAATTATCATCTGGTAATAATTTAATATATTCATATATATCTGATGGTATATCTAGTAAATTATTTTCATCAAGTACTTTAAAAATAGGGTATTTCTTTTCAAATAATTCTGGAATCTCTTCAATATCTTCATTAGCAATTTGTTCTTTCATAATTTTATATATTTTTTTATCTGCATTAAAAATATTTTTAAATTCTTCCCATTTTTCTTTATCTAATTTTAATTTATTTTTTTCAGCATCAACACTAAATTTTTCAGCAATTACAATATTTTCTTGTTCGTGTAAATTTTGATTTAAATTCTCTAAATTACTTATTTCTACATCCTTTAATTTATTTAATTCTTCAATTCTCTTTTTTAATTCATCAATATCTACTTCTGATTCCTCACTAGTAATAACTATTTCAGTATTAATTGGAGGTAACTGTACATGTATATCTGATTCATCATTCGATGGTAAATTATTAATAGAAGTAATTTGATAAACTAATTCAAATGGCAAATTATTATATTCAGAACTAATTACATTATTATTTTCTGATCGAGTAAATAATATTTTTTGATTTTTTACACTATATATACTATTAATACAACCATCATTAAATTCTTTTACTGAACAATTTAATTTTAAATTAGATAATTTAAATAAATGAACCAGTGCACTATTCAAATTATTATAAATATTAAATAATTTTTCATTTACTTCAAGTATATAATACATAATTATTTATATAAATAATCTTTTATATTATATAAATGAATAATAATATTAAGAATAATAAGAATAGTATGGATAATCTATCATCTAATGATAAAAATAAAATAATTAATATTAATCATTACCATTATAATAATAATAACTCTACTAGAAGAAATAGAAATAACCGTTCTAGGAATAATAATAGAGGAAAAAAAATTAATCAACCACAACCAGTAAATAATTTAAATAAACCTTTACCCCCTTTACCACCACCATCATTTAATTCATCAAATTCTACAACAAAAACATTTCCAAATAATCCAAAATCACATCTTATAATAAGATCAACAACTAATCCATCAAATATGAGAATAATTCCATTTAATCAAACATCTTCTTTTGATGCAAATTCATCTTTATTTCTTAATTCTAATTTTTTAAATGGTATCTTTACTAAAGATAAAGATAAAGATATGAAACAATTAGTTAGTAAAGATGCAATCACTCCTCAAGTTATTCCAGAATTAAAATTAAATGCTTTAGAAGAATTTGTTGAATTAAAAGATATTAAAGATTTAGATGATTTAATTAAAATTGGCTCTGAATATGAACCAACTGATAAAAGAAGATATCCAATTGATATGAATAAATTAAAAAATATAATTGAATCATTAAAAGATTTAAAAAATGTAATTGGAATGGAGAGTGTTAAAAAAAATATATTTGAACAATTATTATATATTCTTCAAGAATTAAATGATTCTAATATGATGCATACAGTAATCGAAGGTCCACCTGGTGTTGGTAAAACATTATTAGGAAAGATAATTGCAAAAATATATTTTAAATTAAATTTTTTAAAGAAATCAGATAAAAATAAGGATGATGAAGAAATAAATGATATTACAAATCAATTAATGGCAGTGTTAAATCCAGCTATGAGTCCAATTAAAAAGAAAGATGAAAAAAAAGATGATTTTAAATTTAAGGTGGTTAAAAGAAGTGACTTAGTTGGTCAGTATGTCGGATCAACTGCTATCAAAACTCAAAAAGTAATAGATGAAGCTGAAGGTGGAATTTTATTTATTGATGAAGTTTATGCATTAGGTTCTGGATCCGAACGTGGAGATTCTTTTGCAAAAGAATGTATAGATACACTGAATCAAAATTTATCAGAAAACAGTGATAAATTTATATGTATTATTGCAGGATATCCCGCAGAAATAGAAAAATGTTTTTTTTCACAAAATGAGGGATTAAGAAGAAGATTTCCATTTAAATATTCAATCGAAAAATATGATTCAAAAGAATTAGCAAAAATATTTGAATCTAAAGTGAATGAAATTAAATGGAATTTTCATAAAGATTTAAAACTTGAACAAGTTGAAAAATTTATAGAAGAAAATAAAAAAAATTTTGAACATTTTGGTGGTGATATTGAGAATTTATTATTAAACATTAAAATTAAACATTCATCTAGAGTATTTGGTAAAGATCCAATTATTCGTAAATTAATTACTATTGAAGATATTAAAACAGGATTTGATGAGTTTAAAAAAGTTAAAAAGGATAAAGAACTACCAGATTATATTAAAAATATGTATGTATAAATCTTGAGATAGTTAAATTTTTTTATTTACATTTGGATTTGGATTTATTTTATATCTTTTAGGTACTAAATATCTACCAGAAATATCATATCTATCTCCATTATACAAGTAATAAGAAAATGGAGCATTCCATGAAAAATAAGGAGGATATACAAAATAAGAAAATGGATCACCCCTAATATCATAACTCATTAATCTAGTAGATCTAGTTGGTGCCCATAAAAAATAAGGATTAACATAAAAATTTTCTCTTATATCCCATATAAAGTATATAATTATTAGAACGCATATAATTAAAATAAGTATTTGCATATATTATAAATATATAAAAATATAAAAAAAAATTGATATTATATTTTATTAAAAATAATATAAGAAATATTATATAATATAAGTAATTATGGAAGCAAACAATATAGAAGAGTTAATGAATGAATATATTCAAGTTGTGAAGGATTTGGCAATTGGTATACAAAATGTAAATAAATTAAAAGCAAGAGCAACTGAATTAGATAAACTAATTTATGATCATAATAAAAATAATAATACCAAAGAAGTTATACAAGTTCAACCTAAGACTGCAAAAAATATTAAGGTAGAAGATTCAGACTCAGAATCATTATCATCCTTATCAGATTCAGATGACAGTGTTGAAATTATTAAAAATTTGTCAGATGATGATACACCTAAAAAAGTGGAAACTAAAACTGATAAAACTGATGGAAAACCACCAGCAACTAGAGGCCGTGGAAGAGGTCGTGGTCGAGGTCGTGGTGGTGGCCGAGGTGGTAAAACTGATGTATAATTAAAAATTGATTTATAAATAATAAAGACTAAATTTTTATTATTTATAATGTATGGTCTTGATATGCAATAGTAATTTATTTGATATCAAAAAAAGACACGTTTTAAACTGTGAAAAAAAAAATCAAATATTTAATACAATTGTTATTAATAATAAAAAATTACTAAAAATAGATGATAATAAAAATTTATTATATAATAATAATTCTACTAATAATTCAACTAATAATTCAACTAACAATTCAACTAACAACAATGAATCACCCAATAATTCAACATATAAAAATACCCAATCAAAAAATTGAATATTGATTATTAAATACATAAGTATTTAACAATTAATAAATAATATTTAATAAATGACATATCCTATTAGGATTCCGAGGCCAATTAAGATTGAAACTCCGAGGCCACGGCCTATTGTAAGATCATCGTCACCAGTTTCTACAAGATTGCATAATGATTTGTTACGTCATATGGATGATATTATAAGAAGGAGGTGTGGCTCATGTATGTGCGATAGAAATATGCATATGCATGGAGCTATTACATTTATAGATAGTGGTTCTAAAATAATTCCAATTACTTATGGTGAAAATATGATTAGAAATACATGTAAATCTATACATGCAGAAATTTCAGCAATAGTAAAACTACCACAACGGTATAGTCGTAAGTATCAAGCAATTAATATTTTTGTAATTAAGACAACAATTCATGGAGTAGTAGGTATGTCAAAACCGTGTGCTCATTGTCTGTTACTTATGACTACATTGCCACAAGAGCATGGTTATCGAATTGCTAATATTTTTTATACAAATCGTTCAGGAGATATTGAGAAGAAGAAATTGACTGAACTATTGTATGATGATGAGTTGCATATTAGTAAACTATTTAGTGCAACTGGTTTTAAGGTGAGGCCAACTAGTCCACAAACGACGGTTTATTAATATACCAATTAAAGAACCAATAAAAGAATTAGATTATTTATTTATAATGTTTAAAATGTGGTTAATATTAATTAATTCAGACGAACCATTAATAATTTTATCATAACTTCTGCACATTTCCATAAATATTTTTGCTTTATCAGTATCATCAATATCTGTATTAGATAGTAATTCTTTTTTTAATACTTTATATAATTCTTCAAAAGAATATCCTTCATTAATAATATAATTAGTGTAATTAATAGTATCTAATTTATCATTATATATTATTTCATTAACATCTATTTTTATTTCATCATCAAAATATTTTAAATAAATCTTGTCACCAATTTTATTATTTCTATTAAGAAATATTAATTTTTGTAAATTATTAATTGATCTTCTTAAATCTTCTTTAATTAGATTATGAAGATTTATATCATCAATCATAATATTTTCTTTTTTAATAATTTTTTTTAACATATCTTCAATTTCATTTGATTTTATTGTTTTAAATCTAAAAACTGCACATCTTGACAATAAAGGTGTTATAATTTTATTTATATAATTACAAATTAGAATAAATCGCGTGTTTGAAGAATATTTTTCTATAATTCTTCTTAATGCAAATTGAGAATCATTTGTCATCGCATCAGCTTCATCTAAAATTATAATTTTAAAATCAATGTCAGCTGATTTTTGAGAGAATGTTTTTATTTTTTCTCGAACTATTCTAATACCTCTTTCATCAGATGCATTTAATTCTAATACATTATCATTGTATGCATCTTTATATAATTGCTTACAAATAGCAATTGCTGAAGATGTCTTACCGGTACCAGCACTTCCATAAAAAACCATATGAGGTATATTACGATTATTAACCATATCAATAAAAATATTTTTAATATCTTCTTGATTTTTAATATCTTCTAATTTGGAAGGTCTATATTTTTCAATTAAAGGTATTTCACGATTCATAATATAAAATATTGAAATATATTTATATTAGAAATATGATTCTATTAAAATAATAATCAATTTTTATAAATGTTGCTTGATAATTTAGATAATATAAATAATATAGATAATATTGAAAGATATTATTTTGATAATGATAATATTAAGTCACATTTAATAGATGAATTTATAGAAAATCAAATAAATTTAGTTGAAAAATTACTATTAATAATACATAATACAAATGCATATCATAAATTAAGAACAGTATTCAAATTTGCTAAAAAATTAATTCATAAAAAGAATGAGATTCTTATAACCATCTAAAAATATTGAAAATTAAATATTCTACCATAATATCATATATAATAGTATATATATAAGATGTTTAAACTTCAATCATTAAATCTTGTAACTACTTCTAAAATTAACTGTTTTAATGAATCTTGTGGTATTTGTAAAGAAGATAATAATAATTATTGCATTAATTGTGCTTCTTCTGGAAATACTAATTGTAATGTAATTATTGGTGAATGTGGACATGCTTATCATGAGCATTGTCTTAATGAATGGTTCAAGGCACGTCGAGTATGTCCTCTAGATAATAAAGTGTGGCAAGCAAAAATTAAGAAATAAGATTTATTTTTTTTTATAATATGAAAAATTGAAAATATAATTTTATATGATTAAGATACTTTCCTTTATAAAAATCAAAGATTTATTATGTCGGCATATGAATATTGTTTGCCTAATAAAGAATTAACTTATGATGAACAATTTAATCTTAAAAAGGTTGAGGCAATAAAATTATTTGGTTCGGGAGACATTTTTGAAAATAAATCAATTCCTGTAAATTATAGAAACAAATTACGATTTACAATTGGGTATAATGAAGATTATTCTAGAATAGTAATTGGATATAATAATCCTAAAGTAAAACCATCTATCATATATACTGCAAAAGATCAAATGCATCTTAGTTCAAAAATGATTAAATTAATTACTGATTTTGAAATATATTTGCAAGATAAACTAATTCATTTTCCTTATGATAAGAAATTACTTGAATCTGTATTTATCAATTTATTTGGAAATATTACTATTAGAACATCATTTAATACAAATGAATCAATGGTATGTATTTATCTAGATCGTATTAAAAATCGTTTGATTATAAATGATTTAATTAAAATTTATTCAGATCTATTTATTGCATTTCGTGATCAAATAACATCATTTTACATAATTGATAAGGAGAATGATATTGAAAAGATAATTTTGCACGGTAAACCATATATTTATGAAAAATTAAATGATATACTTACGAGTACTGGATATAATTTTAGAATTAGCAATACATCTTTTTTTCAAACAAATACGTACATGACTGATATAATGTATTCCAGAGTAAAACAATTAATGGAAAAATATTCAACTGATAGTGATGTATTGTTTGATTTGTGCTGTGGTACTGGTACTATTGGATTGTTTTGTGCATCTTTATGTAAAAAAGTTATTGGGATTGACGTTTGTCCTTCATCAATTGAAGATGCAAAAATTAATTCAAAAATTAATAGCATTAAAAATTGTGAATTTATTTGTGATCGAATTGAAAATGTATTTGATGGTTTACTGGATACATACAAGCCATTAAATAAATTTATTATTATTGATCCACCTCGTAGCGGTTTGCATGGTTCTATGCCAGAATTAATTAATAATAGTGGATGTAATTATGTAATATATATTTCATGCAATCAAGAAACAATGATGCGAGATATTAAATTAATGAATAATTACAAGATTATTGATAGAGATATTTATGATATGTATCCATTTACAGATCATTATGAAGTATCGTGTGTTTTAGAGAAAATAGATATAATAATAAAAATAGAAAAGCCATTCCTATACATTAGAGGAATGTTTGCTGAAAATTATTTTGAACCAATTCAGAAAGAAATAGAATGGGTGCAGGATTATTTTACTGTTATGAATAATGGTGTAGAAACCAAAGTAAGAGAGAGACGATTAACTAACTTACAAAGTACAGCTACTAAAATGATTGAATATAGTGGAAAAACTATGATGCCAATACCATTTACAAAAACAGTTAAGTATGTAAAGGATGTAATTGAGGATCATTTTAAACTTAATTTTGATTCTTGTTTAATTAATTATTATGTAAATCAAGAGGATTATATGAGATTTCATAAAGATGATGTTGGAGTTACTAAAAGTCCAAACATTATTACAGTATCTTTTGGTGAAACTAGAATCTTTCAAGTAAGACTTCGTAAAGATAAAGAAATTAAATACACTTTTGAATTACATAATGGTGATGTATTTATGATGCATAGTAATTGTCAAGAGAATTTTGACCATTCGATACCACCAGTAGCAGGAGGTGAAACAAAAGGTGGAAGAATATCATTAACATTTAGAGTACTAAATGGATAAAAAATTGATTTATAAATTTTATAATATAAAAATTTAAATATACATATATACAAAGAGAATGGTAAAGAATACAAAAGGTGGATCATCACATAAAAAAATGGCACGTAAAAATGAAGATCTAAATAAATCTATTAAGGTTAATTTGGATGTTAATTTTAAGGGGGACAATATGATTGTTTTCATTGAAAAAAATTTGGGTAATTGTTTTTTAGGAAGATTATTATATTTTAATGGTCCTAATAATTTTGATGAAGAATTAAAAATTATGCATCAAAGAGGAAAAAAAGGAAAATCAAATTTTGATCATTCTCCATCAAAAATTGCATTGGTTTCAATTATTTCTGGTTTAACTCTCAGTACTAAATGTGTAGGTATTGTAGAAGAGTTTCTAGAAATTGATCATATTAATGCATATTTGGCAAATAATTTAATTAGCCAAGAAACATATGATAAATTAAATATGAAATTTTCAACTTCATCTAAAAATGAAAATGATGATGAAACAGATCTTGGATTTGAATTTGATAGAAATAAAGAAATAGATGATGAAGATAATCAACCAAAAAAGGTTAAATTTAAACAAGAAACTGAAGTTCCAGTAAATAAACAAACGATTGATAATAAAGAATCAGATGAAGAAAGTTCAGAAGAATCAGAACAAGGGAAAAGAGTTAAGTGGAGCAACGAAGGCAAAGGAACAAAAGGAAGAAAAGGAGTTAAAGATAGTAAACCAGTGAATACAACTGTATTTAGTAGAATTAAAATTAATCAAAATGAAGAAGATTCTGGATGGAGTTTTTGGGGGAATGATCATGAAAAAAATGAAGAGAATAAAAAGGTTGAATCAAAAAATTTAAATATTGAAGAAATTTAATTATTTTATAAAGTGTGTATAGATTTAATAAATTTATTATAATTTATAATTATGAATAATTATTTAATTATTGGAATTATAATTAGTATTGTATGCTTATTTATATTTAATAGTGATTTATTAAAATTAGATTTTTTAAATTATGAAATAAGAAAAAAAATAAAATCTAAAAAAAAAGATATGACTGATTCATCAGTTAATTATGATTCTGATTCAAATACATCATTCAATTCAAATATAATAAAAAATAAACAAAAAAATAAAAATTTAGATGAAACTGAAATATCATTTGATGATTCAAGTGATAAATCAAAAATTTTTAATAATAAAAATACTAATAATAAATTATTAAATAATATTAAAAAAATGATGATTAATATGAAAAATAAAGAAAAAAGTAGTCGAGAAAAAAGTAGTCGAGAAAAAGGTGATAGAGAAAAAGGTAGAAGAGATGGAAAAAAAGAAAATGATATAAATGAAATGCATAAATTAGCTCAACAATTAAGTAAAAAAAATATGATGCAACAAAAACAACAAATTAATCAACAATCAGATACAAATTATGATTTAACTGATACTATTAGTGGAATTATTAATAATGAATTAAATAAAAATGCATAGTAAAAAAGCATAATAATTTCCCATTTCATATAAGTTCTTAAAAATTTTATAATTTATATTTAAATATATATTATAAAAATTATAAAAATGGTAAAAATTCATGATTATATTTATATTGTTTTAAAAATTATTGTTATATTTGCTGCATTAAGTTTGGGATTAATGGCAATTGATAAAAAATATAATATTGTAGAAATGAGTGGATTATTATTACCAAATGAATATAATGAAACATTTCAAAAAACATCATATATTATAATTGGATTATCAGCATTATATTTACTATTACAAAAAAAAACATATTTTTCATATTTAGATGTTACAATTAAACCAATTAGTGAATTTTTTTTAAATGATACAAAACAAAAAGATTTTCAATTAGAAATTATTATTAATGCAAAAGGAAGTGAAAAAGTTTTATATTGGACTTCTAATACAAAGAATGAAAAAGATAAAAATAATGATAATAAAAAAATATTTGAAAATAATAATGGTATAAGTATTGTTGATAAAGATGGAAAAGCAAAATTATATATACGCGATAGTTTTAGAAAAAATAAAAATTTACCACAATATTTATACTATCGAACAATAACAAATGGTAAATTAGATGATATCAAAATGATAAATTTATCATCTTAATTTATCATCTTAATTTATGATTTTATTTTATTTTATTTTGTTATAATATGAAGGATTATTATAATAATATAAACGAACAATTTTTAAAAAAAATAGAATTAAAAGATGATGAATCTTTTGTAAACATATCATCATTAAGATATAATCAAGATAAATTATTAATAGATGATATCATTAATAAATCAATTTTAAATTATAAATATTTAAATGAAAAAGAAATTGGTATAATAAAAAAATTTAATATATCAATACGAGAATTTAATGATGATATAAATATAAAATATATTCAAGAAGAAATAAAAAAAATTTTAAATTTACCGAATGAAGAATTAATAGTTTATTGCATGCAAAATAATATTGATGGTTTAATTGATATTGATGTTATGACACATAATGGAACAAAATATTTATATTTTACACAAGGAAATAATAATATACCAAATTCAAAATTATATGAGGATGATAATTTTTTAAATACATATAAAGAAATTATTAAAGAAATATTTGAAAAAAAATTAAATTTAAAAATAGATGAAAAAATATATTCAAAAATTATTAATTATGAAATAAAATTAGATGATAAAAAAATTTCTTTTCCAGATAAGAGAAATATTAAACAAGTATTCAATGAATATTCAATATCAAGTGTAAAATTTAAAAATATAAATTTTAGTAAAATAATAAATTTATTATTAGAAAAAGATGTTGATATAAATACACATGTATTTTTTGACTCTGTACTTCCAAATATTTATTATAATTTAATTGATAATTTTTTATCAGAAATAGAATTTAGATACTATATATTATGGTCAATTATCTTAAAACTTTCATCTGTATCATTGGGGTCATTATATGATTCTATTTTTAAATTAGTAAAAATAGTAAAAGGTATAAAAAAGAAAATGGATTTTGATAAAAAAGTATATATATTAAATAATCAGTTAATTGGTCATATTATAAGTAAAGAATATTTTATAAATATAGATCCTACGATAGAAAAACAAATAACAAATTATATTACGTATATTAAAAAATGTTTTAGAGAAAGATTAAAAAATAATAAGTGGATGGGTAATAAAACAAAGGAGATTGCTATAAAAAAATTAGATAAAATAAAAGCAGATATTTATAGAAGTAAATTAGTAGATTATAATGATATAAAAGAATTAACTAATATTTATTTTAAAAATATTCATATTATAAATGAATATTCATTTAAGAAAAAAATAAATGAATTATATTCTAACGATAAATATTTTATTGGTAATGTATATAATATAAATGCATATTATGAAACAACAACTAATCAGATTACATTTCCACATGGTATATTAAAACCCCCATATTATTATAATACAGATATTAATAATTTAGATGCTAATAATTTAAAAAATATTGCATATAATTTTGGAGCAATTGGTAGTGTAATTGGTCATGAAATAATTCATGGATTTGATGATCAAGGTAGATTATTTGATGAAAATGGTAATCTAAAAAATTGGTGGGATAAACAATCTGAAGAAAATTATTTAAAATTAACAGAACAAATTGGTAATATATATAAAGGATATGGTATTAATCCTTCTTTAACCATGGGTGAAAATATAGCTGATATTGGTGGTGTCCGTATTTCATTATCAGCATTTAGATTATTTTTAGAAGAAAATAAATTAAAATTAGATGATATATTATTATCTAATTTCATTAATGGATGGGCAATGGTATGGAGAGGAAAATATAGAAAAGAAGAGAAAGAAATTAGATTATTAACTGATCCACATTCACCTATTATGCAAAGAGTAAATATTCCTATAAATAATTTAATAGAAACAAGAAATATAAATATTAAAAATAATGAGGAACACGATTTATTAGAAATATGGTAATTAATTATGGAATTTAAATATGGAATTTAAATATAGTAATATAACTATCCAAATGGTGAAAAAGCATAGTCTAAATTACAAATATCTTGATTAGTTTTGCAAAAATTATATCTATTTATAGAAAATCCAACAAATAAAGCAAATAATAATGAATATGTAACACCTTTAACTACAATTGCACGTAAAAAATCAGCCTTACGTTCAGGATAGATATCCATAGATTCATCAACTAAATACATAGAATATATAAGTAGCATAATAATTAGTCCAATTAAAAGTATAATTAGACCAATTATAGTACCGGTTCGATTATCATATTTTTCCATATCGCCAAATAAAGAATATAAACTAGCAAGCATTATATAAAAAGAATATAAAAAAATATTATTATAATTAATATGAGTAAAATAATTTCCTATTCACTTGAAGAAATTTTAAAATATAAGAATGTAAATGTTAATATTCTTGTTGAGGAATTATCGAATTGCTTTGATAATATAAATAATTCTTTTTTACAATCAACACAATATCTTGAAAATCGAAAAAAAATTAATTATAATCAAATTAATAGTAGTAAATGGAAAAAAATAAATAGTAATATTAATACTAAATTATTAAGTTTATTAAATAAAATAACTGATGAAACTTTTTCGAATGTATTAGAAAAAATACTTAATAGTGATGTTACAAATCATAATCAATTAGAGAAATTATCAAATGATATATATTCAAAAATTTTAAATGATACAAATAATAATAAATTATATTGTTTAATTGTAAAACAAATAATTGATGCTGGAATTTGGTATTTTAAAGATGTGGAAACTACAAGTAATTATTTAAATTTTAGAATTTATTTTGTAACTAAATTGAGTTCTGAATTTGATGATTGTTTAAAAATGATTGATTTAATTAAAGAAAAATTTGAAACAGATGAAAATGGATATTTTAGTATTAAAAATAAATGTACTGTTATTATTAATACGATAATTAATTTACATTTATCAAATGTAATATCGAATGAAATAATGAATTTTGTAGTTGATTCATTAATTACAAAATATTCAGATGATACTCAGGACGTAATTGAATATTTATGTAAAATAAATGAAATTCATAATTATGAAGATGTTGAAATATTTTTAAAAAATCTATTAAAGAATAGTAAATTACAACCAAGATATAAATTTATGATTGAAGATTTAAATAAAAAACCAGTTATTAAGGAGGTAAAAGTAAATGTGGAAGATGAATATAAGAAATTTTTAACAGATGCAAATTTAGATTCATTAAAGAAACATGTTGGAGGAAAGATTAATTTTCTAGAACTATTAGGATATGTATTTGATAAATTACTATCAGTTAATTTGAATGAACTAGAAAAATATTTAAATTTAATAAAAAAAATAAGAGAACGAATGAATAAAGAAGAATACGATACTTATATTTTTGAAAATTTTAGTGAATTTGTTAGTGAATTACCTATTTTAGCAAAGTATAAAGAAAGAATTGTTTAAAATAACTATAAACAAATACCTATTTCAAAATTAAATTTTATAGATTTCTCTAGATCTTTTTGATCATTAATCTTGTGTTCATATAATTCTTTTATATCATTTAATTTTTTAGACAAATTAAAATCAAATAATAGATAATTATTTGATTTTTCATCATAACCAGAATTATTTATACTTACATCTCGATGAACCCATCCATGTTCATATAAATATTGAATTCCATTGTGAATATTATCATTATATTGTATAATATTTTTTGAAATATTTTTTTTAAAATTAGATGAATCAACTACTTTTGAAATCACTACATAGATATTATATTCAGTAATTTTATAAGCTCTTAAAATAGTTTCTAGATTTGGACATTCATTTTTTAGTAATAATTTAAATAATTCATTATGTTTTTTAAAAAGAATTGATTTTAATTTAAATATTTTAATAGCAATTGTTTTAAATACAAATACTAATTGGATATCATTTTTAAATTCAATTAAATTTCTTGGATCTTCAGAATATAATATTAATATATCGTAAATATGCATATTGATATAATTAAATTTTTTAATCATATCAGATGAATTTTCAGTATCATAAATTTGATAATATAAATTTTCAATTGGATATTTAGATTTTTTGTCATCAATTTGCTCTATAAATATTTTAGATTTTACTATTTCTTCCCATGAATTGACTGGTATGTAATTATTATATGAAGTATCTTCAAACATATAAATATATTATTATTCTATATTTTAGTCTATAATATGTATCTTTCAATTTTTATTTTTCTATAGTTCTGGTGCCATTATCATCAATTATAATATATTTATGTATATTTTTATTTTGCTTATGTATTAACATTTGATCTTCGAAAATGAAATCTTCATTTTCTTTTAATTTTTTTTCAACATATCTTGCATATTTTAATATTATATCAATTATATCTTTTGTTTCTTTTGATTTTAAATAATTTACAATAATTTTTTGATCAATATCTGGATTCATTAATCTTAATTGTAAATAAATCAATGAGTATGATACACACATTCCTTCATATGCATCTGCTTTTACTTGTACTCCCATTTTTGGTGATATATCAATAGGTGATATGTATTTGTAATCGTTTAAATTTAATATTTTTAATAAATTTTTATTAAATTTATTATCTAAATTTTTATCATTATCAATAGATTTTGCAGATATAAAATAATGACCATGAGGTTCAAATCTTTCAATTGTTTTTTTTAAATTATCAATTATAATCATATTAGCATGTGCAATTTGCTCTCCAAATATTTTTAAAATAATATATATAAATCTTTTTGATGTACATTTATTAATTGCATTTATTAAAGTATCATTAAATAATAAATAATCTAATGTATAATTATATTCTATATAATAATTTGGTATACAAACAATTTTTAGAAAATCAAGATCTTTCATTAATATTTTTATATACCAGTTAATATTTTCAAAATCTGTATACCTATAATATATACTACCTGGATCTGCTTTTGGTCCTAAACTATGTTCATCTGCTAAAAAATCATTAATACTAATAAATGCATTTTCATCAGTAGC